TTAACTAGCAATCTGGCAAGATTTAAAGGGGTATGAAATACAGCTATAAGTATTGTTATTGCTGTTATTTTTTGAGATTGTTTGAGGATATATAAGATATCTTTTATATAGGTTAAATAATACCTATAGTTGTAAACCAACTAAAGATTGTAAAAGATTTTAAAAGATTATTAAAGGATATTTAGAGACCCTTTAAGAATTCTAGGAGGAGTTGTAAGAGAACAAACAGGGTACATATGGTACAGGGTGGGGTGTGTGGGTATGTATGTATTGCTTATACATTTTTAGATAGTTTAGGTGTAAACTAGATAGTCTCGCCCTGCTTTTGTAGACTGTGCTATATAGCTGGACTGTCCCAGAGAGTCTCTTAGATGCTTCAACCCCTGGAGAGGTGTTACCTTAGTATACACACGATATTTACAATTGTCAACGTCTACCAGAAATAAATATAAAAACTGTTGTCAACTAGATGTAAACTTGTTATAATAATCTATATGAGTACAAGTTTTCTACCATCATTAGATAATAAAAGAAAATTAACAGAACAACAACAAACCTTTCTTTCAGTTCTTGCAACATCAGCTAAAGGAGATATAAACAAAGCTTTGAATATTGCAGGGTATAAAGAGACTTCATACTACAATGTCATCAATAGTTTAAAGGATGAAATTGTAGATGTCGCCACAAAGATTTTAGCAAAGTCAGCACCACAAGCTTCTCAGAAATTAGTTGAGATACTTAATAGTGATGACCCTATACCACAAGTCAATGCTAAACTTCAAGCAGCCCAAACCTTATTAGACAGAGTGGGTGTTGCCAAACGTGATAAGCTAGATGTAACGCATACTGCTACAAGTGGGATTTTTCTGTTACCTGAAAAGAAAACTTTAATTGATGGTGAAGCAGAAGAGGTTGAAATAATAGATGATAAGAAGGAATAGTTCTACTATACCTTTTGGTTATAAGTTATCTACGGATAACAAAACATTAGAGAAAGTTGATAAAGAAATATCAGCATTATCAGAAATGAAGGATGGTGTTAAATCTGGAGCTTTCTCTTTAAGAGGAGCAGTTGAGATTTTAGAACATCAGACTGGTCGCAAGTTATCCCCTATGGGTTTAAAGAAAATCATAGATAGAGATAATACAGAAAAACCTAAAGGATTATTAAGTAGAAATGACGAGACAGTATAATTATAGCTTTGAACAAAAAGCCAAGATAGCTTCAAGGAAAGCTGTTAAGGAAAAAGAAAAAGAGATTCAAAGACTAAGAAAAAATTTAGAAAATAAAACAACTAGACTAAAGGTTAAGAAAGAAGCTTTAGCTGTTGTCCATAAAGCCGAGACCAATCAGAAAAGTAAGAGTGGTACAATTATGGATGAAGCTCATTACAAATCTTTACCTAAGTCAGTTAAAGACCTTTTAGAAGAAGAAAAAGATAGAATAGTATTCAAACCTAATACAGGTCCTCAGACAGAATTCTTAGCTGCACCAGAGCAGGATGTTCTGTATGGAGGAGCCGCAGGTGGTGGTAAGTCCTTTGCCATGCTTGTAGACCCATTAAGGTTCATGCACATTAAAGAACATAGAGCTTTGTTATTAAGAAAATCCATGCCAGAGCTACGAGAGTTAATTGATAAATCTAGAGAACTCTATCCTAAAGCATTCATTGGTGCTAAGTTTAGAGAAGTAGAAAAGATTTGGAAATTTCCTTCAGGAGCAACATTGGAGTTCGGTTATCTTGATAGAGATGCTGATGTGTATAGATACCAAGGTCAATCATATACCTGGATAGGGATTGACGAACTCACTCAGTATCCAACAGAATTCCCACTTCAATATTTGCAGTCACGATTGAGAACAACTAATCAAAAAATAAAATGCTACATTCGGTGCACAGCAAACCCTGGAGGTGTCGGAGGAAACTGGGTTAAGAAAAGGTATCTAGACCCAGCACCTCCTAATGAAAGCTTTAAAGGTGAAGATAAGATTTCAAGAAAATTTATTCCAGCTAGATTAGATGATAATCCTTATTTAGCTTTAGATGGTAAGTACCAACAGATGTTGGAATCCTTACCTCCTGTACAAAAGAAACAACTCCTAGATGGTAATTGGGATGTTGCTGAAGGTGCAGCATTTGCAGAATTTGAATATGATAAACATTGTGTAGCTCCTTATATTCTTCCTAAACATTGGGAAAGACTAAAAGGAATTGACTATGGTTATGCAGCAGAGTCTGCTGTTATTTGGGGTTGTGTAGACCCTACAGATGAAACCTTAATTATTTATAGAGAACTATATCAAAAAGGTTTAACAGGTGAAGACTTAGCTAAGAAGATTTTTCAATATGAAAAAGAAGATAAGCTTTCTGTTAGAGGAGTTTTAGATGTTCAAGCTTGGGCAAGAACTGGAACAACAGGACCAACTGTTGGAGAAGTCTTAACGAGAGCTGGACATAAACTTAGAAGAGCTGATAAGAATAGAATACAAGGTAAAATCCAAGTACATGAAAAATTAAAAATAAATGAGAAGGGTAGACCTAGAATGATTATATTTAAAAGTTGTCCTAATCTTATTAGAGAATTACAAGGAATACCCATAGACCCTAACAAACCTGAAGATGTAGATACTAAAGCATCAGACCATGCTTATGATGCATTAAGATATTTAATCATGGCTAGACCTAGAAGTCAAACTGCTTATGAGAAAATGAATCAAATTAAAAAATGGAGACCTGCTGACCCTGTGTTTGGTTACTAATGAAAATACATAGTTTATTTCCAACTCCTGTTTATGAAACAAATCTTAATAGAGAATTTACTAAACAAGAATTAGAATTAATTAAAGCTAGTGAAATAGAATGTATTCCTAATATGGGTAATACTTCTAGTGAAGATAATTATATATTAGAACAAGAAGGATTTAAAGATTTAAAAAAAGAATTAGAAATTATTTTAAAAGATTATATGGATAAAGTTGTTAGCCCTAATCAAAAAACGGATTGTTATATAACACAATCATGGTTAAACTATACTGAAACAAATGGCTATCATCATATTCATAACCATCCTAATTCTTATTTATCAGGAGTTTTATATTTTAATGGTGATAAAGAATATGATAAAATTCATTTTAGTAAAAATGATTATAATCAAATTCAAATTGGTACTGATAAGTATAATAGATTTAATTCTAGTAGTTGGTTTGTACCTGTTCAAACAGGGCAGGTTGTAATATTTCCTTCTCATCTACATCATATGGTTTCTCCAAAGCAAGGAGATAATCTTAGAATTAGTTTAGCTTTCAATAGCTTTATTAAAGGAACATTGGGCACTAAAAATGAATTAACAGAATTGAGGATTAATGTATAAGATTTTAATATTAGCTTATTTAATTGGTGCAGACCCAGTAATGACACAACAAAATTTTGAAATGCAAGGATGGTATAAGACCATGCAAGAATGCCAAGCCAATTTATTAAAGCAACACCCTGACCAAACTTATGAAGTGATGAGAGAGTTTGTTGAAGATACTAACTTTAAATGGGATTGGTTAGTTGCAGGATGTACTAATGAAGAAACAGGTGAGAAGTTTTTAGTTTATCCTACTTATCCTAAAGGGAAACCTGATGAACTAGAAGGATTAGAGTTTGAATTAAAGGATGTATTAATCTAATGTTTATGCCAGAAGAAGTAAACTTATTTTTACTATTTGTATTTATAGTTATATATCTTTTATTTAAAATATTTGGATGGTTATAATGCCTATATATACTTTTAGAAATACGTTGACAAACGAGCAATATGATGAAATAATGACTTATGAGGAATTACAAGAATATACAAAACAAGAACATATTGAACAAGTATTTAAAATAAATCTTTATAGGTATTCAGATAACAATGGTATTAAAGACCAAGAGACTGCTTGGATGAAAGATAAGAACATTAAAGGTAATGGGAAGTTTGAACCTTATGGTAAGGTTAAGACATCTCAAGATAATAAAAATTTTAAAAGAAAGAAAGATAAGAAGCACTTTAGTCTATGAAGCGAAGAAAAGTTAAAATCAATAAGAAAGCCAAAAGAGAAATTGATAGGTATCCATTAGTAGAAGTTCATTGGTATGATATTGTATCAGATTCTAATTGGCAAAGTATTGCTGCTTGTAAGAAAGCCAAGCTACCACCCTGTATAACCAAAGGACATCTTCTATCTCAAACTAAAGGAATAACAAGGATTTTTGGTGACTATGCTTTATCTGAAAAGGATGAAGGCACCATTGATGAGATTGCAAATACAACATTAATACCTACATCTGTCATTATTGAAATCAAGAAGATTGTTGACAAACGAGGTTAATATGTGTATTATTATATAGTATAGAGGTATTTTACATATGGCTTTACTACCACCAGCTCAAAGGCAAAAAGACCTATTGAGTAAAGAAGATGATAAACAGGAAGATATAAATCTTCTTGTTTCCATGATAGATAAGAAATTTACTGCTTGTAAAGATTCTAGACAAGATGATGAAAGTAGATGGTTACAAGCTTATCATAACTATCGTGGTAAATATTTTAAAGATGTTCATTTTACCGAACATGAGAAATCTAGAGTATTTGTTAAAGTTACTAAAACAAAAGTATTAGCAGCTTATGGACAAATTATAGATGTCTTATTTGGAATGGGTAAGTTTCCATTAGTTATTCAAGAAACTAAAATTCCAGAAGGTATATCTGAATATGCTCATATGAATCCATTAAAAGAACAAATGGGTAATGAGAATATGGAACCAACTCCTAGTGTTGAAGGAAACTTAGAATATATTCCTGGTCAACCTATGAGTCCTACTTCTAATTTAGGATTTCCTGGTGATGGAAAACCTTTACCTAAAGGAGCTACCTTTAGTTCTTTAAATGAAAGTTTCTTAGGTGGATTAGAAAATGAATATGAAAAAGCAGAACTAACAGAAGGTCCTGCTAAACTTCCAGAATTTCCTCAAATCAAACCAGCACAAATTGCTGCAAGAAGATTAGAAAAAGTAATTCAAGACCAATTAGATGAATCTAATGGTAATGTTAATTTAAGAAATGCTATCTTTGAATCCTGTTTATTAGGAACAGGAATATTAAAAGGTCCATTTACTTATAATAAAACTTTACATAAGTATGCAGCAAGTGGTAATGGTTCTGCAAGAGAATATCATCCTGAATTTGTAAAGGTTCCAAAAGTTGAATTTGTAAGTCTATGGGATATGTATCCAGACCCTAATGCAAGAAATATGGATGAATGTGAATTTATTATTCAAAGACATAGATTAAACAGACATCAATTCTTAGATTTAATTAATAGACCTTATTTTAGTAAAGAACAAATTGAAGCTTGTTTAGCATTAGGTCCTAATTATAATAAACAATATTGGGAATCAGATATTCAATTAGAAACAGATTCTTATTCTGATATAGAAAAAAATAGATATGAAGTATTAGAATACTGGGGTACTGTAGATGCTATGACTGCTAGAGAACAAGGATTAGCACTAGACCCTGATATAGAAGATTCAACTCAAGTACAAGTAAATGTTTGGACTTCAATGGGTAAAATTATTAGAATAGTTGAAAATCCTTTTCAACCTTTTAGAATACCTTACCAAGCTTTTGCTTATGAAAAGAATCCATATAACTTTTTTGGAATAGGTGTTCCAGAAAATATGGATGATGCTCAACAAATTATGAATGGTCATGCAAGAATGGCTATAGATAATTTGAACTTAGCTGGTAATTTAGTATTTGATATTGATGAATCAGCTTTAGTTAATAATCAAAACATGGAAGTTTATCCTGGTAAAATCTTTAAGAGACAAGCAGGAGTTCCTGGTCAAGCAATATATGGAATTAAGTTTCCAAATACTGCTGTAGAAAATATGCAGATGTTTGATAAGTTCAGACAACTAGCAGATGAATCAACAGGAATACCATCATACTCACATGGACAAACAGGAGTTCAAAGTATGACAAGAACAGCATCAGGTATGTCAATGCTTATGGGTGCTGCATCTTTAAACATAAAAACAGTTATTAAAAATATTGATGATAGTTTAATTAAACCTTTAGGAGAAGCTATGTTCCAATGGAATATGCAATTCTATGAAGGTGATTTACCAATCGTAGGAGACTTGGAAATAAAAGCCACAGGGAGTGCTAGTTTGATGAGAAAAGAAGTTCGTTCTCAAAGACTGACTATGTTCTTACAAACTATTCAAAACCCTGCAATTGCTCCATTTGTTAGAATATCAGAGGTGGTTAAAGAGTTAGCATACTCTCTAGACTTAGACCCTGATGAAATAATTAACTCTAAAGATGAAGCAGAAATTTATGCTAAAATTATAGGATTCCAAAATGCTAACAAAGGAAATGGCTCTCAAGCTCCTATCCCTGGTCAACTCGGACCAATGGGTGGTGATGGAGGAGTACCTCAAGAAGGTGCAGGAACAAACGTCTCTGGAAATGGCGAAATCCCAATCGGTGCAGACAACGCACCAATGCCAGGGGAGATGGATTTTTCTGGACAGGTTGAGGAACCTGCCTAATCAGGTAAGAGAAATAGTCAAAGAGTAGTGTTGACTAATTAAGTTATTATTGTTATAATACGAATATAGGATAGAATATGGCAAAGAAACCCATTAACATGGCTACAGGTGGACTAATGTCTTTACCACCTTATCTTAGAGATACTGAAAAGAAAGATTCAGGTATTACACCTTATGATGTAAATACACCTGACTCTGCTAGGAAAGGTTTACCTCAAAGAGGTTTATCTAAATCTAGAACTAGATATTCAAAAGGTAAAGAAGTTAAAAAAGATAAACCTACTATTATTCCTATTTGGACTGAAGAAGAATGGGAAGAGATGAATGCTAAAAAAGATAAAATAAAAGAAAAGAAAATATTATTAGCATCAGCAGATGATGAATTTAAAAAAGCTCTTGCCGAAGAAATAAGATTAGAAGAACAATAAAAGACAT